AGCCGCCCCCAAACAGCGACCCCAGCCCAGAGGCAAGTTTCCCAAAGCTGAACCCGCCCGTTGATGTCTCGCCCATCTTCGCCGCAATGTTGATGACAGTCCGCAGCACTCCGCCGAGCGCCTGTTTCCATGTCTGAGTGCCATCAATCAGCCCGGTCAGCCCATCCTGCATAGATTGTAGCCCGGTCTTGATTAGATCGTTGGCTTGGCGCTGTGTCTCTTTGAGCTTCTCAGCCGCCGCGATCCTGGCCTGCTCGTCCAATTTTATCAGCGCCAGCGTTTGTTGCCTTTGCTGCGTCAGGTCCAGCGCGGCTTCCAACTGCTCGCGCTGCACATCGCTCAGAGTGATGCCTTCAGCCTTCAGCCTGTTTTCAATTTGAACAACAGCAAGCGCCCGGTTTTTCACCGCCTCGGATGCGTTGGCATATTCAAGTTCAAACCCAGCAGCGGCGGCTGTGTCCTGAGCGCTTTTCAAAATCTCGGCGCGAATGGTTTTTATTTTGTCCAGCGGATCGCTTATCAGTTTGATAAAATCAGCGTTCGCCTTTGCCGCCTCATCTGATTTCTTTTTATCCGCAGGGCTTAACCCCAGTCCGCCGCCCGCTGTCGGTTTGGATGGCTTAAAAGGCATCGTAGGTTTGCTAGGCCCGCCAGATGCGCTGGCGTCTAAAATATCTTTGTAGATTTTTAATGCCGCCTCTCTTTCAACCCTCAATTCTTTTAAAATATTTTCCGCAATTTGTGTTTGCGCTTTGCCTTTTGCGTTGTTCAGACCCTGTAAAGTCGAATCAATCTGGGTCTGCAAATCTTGCAAATTGGCAAAAGCGGTGTCCAAAGTTATGCGCTTTGACACAAGGCCAATAGCCTCGGCAAACCGATACATTTTTTCGATTAAAATTGGCAGATTTTGCAATAACTTGCCACCAAAATCAGCAATCAATTCCGCATTGTCCGCCAGCGCTTTGGTCAATTTACTCTGCATCAACGTCGTCAAGCGAGTGATTGCGTCAATCGCCTTTTCAGAACTTCGCAGCGTTCCCTCTTCTATAACCCCACCAAACCGCTCAAACTCATCGCCAGCCGCTTTAATATCGCCCCTGCCGTTCTTCATCAGGTTGATCAGCTTGGTGCCAGATCGGCCAAATATGTCAGCCGCCAAAGCCGCTCGTTGACTGTGGTCATCAACCTGGGCCAACGCATCGGAAACAGCTAGAAAGACCGGCTCGGTCCCGCGCAGCTTTCCAGACATTAAATCAGACGAAAGGCCAAGCTGCTCAAAAGCGTCAAACGCCGCGCCGGTGCCATCGTTGATCGTCTCGCCGATTGACTTGTTGAGCTTGTCAAAGGCTTTATCAAGCTCACCATTTGACACGCCAGCGAGGTCAGCAGCGTAGCGATATTTCTGAAGCGCGTCCGTGCTGAGACCAACCTTGTCCGCCGTCTTGGCTATGCTGTCGGCAAACTCCAGCGCCTTTTTAGTTGCCACAACGAACCCAGCGCCGAGCGCAACTGCTGCCGCTCCAACCTTTGCAACAACCCCAACAACAGACTTGGCGACCTTTCGCGTCTTCTCAAGCCGAGCATTGAGCGAGCGGAACGCGTTGCCGGTTTTGTCCTTGGCCGTAAGGTCGATTTTCATCTGCTGGGTGGCCATTACAAACTCCTATGCGTTCCGCTCGTTTTTCAGTTTATACCAGATTGACCACTCGACAAATTCACTAACAGTCATTTCAGTCTCAAGCCTTGAAACCGTCATCCTCAGACGATCAGCCAGTGCGAACTTAAACTGGCGCTGATCGTCTTCCGTCAGTTTTTTTCCAGTTGCTCCGTGGTCGGCCCCATGATTTCAGTGCAGACGCGAGACACAACGTCAACATCTGCCTTTTCTCTCAGCGCCTTTTTATCCGCAACAGTGAACATCCGCGAGCCATCAGGGTTTTGGCATTTCTGGATAAGCACTTCCACAAGCGCGTCAACGTTCGATTCGCTCTTGCGCGTAGCGAAATCAATCCGGCTTTGATCGCGCAAAGTGAATGGCGCGGTATAGATAACCAGCGGACCATCATTGTCGCCCCATTCTGGCACCTCAATCGTGCGAACGCCCTGAGACTCATAATGCTGCGTGATCCTGCTGATGACGCTCGGCGCGTCGTCGTCTTTTTTAGTCATAACATTCTCCCGAAGTATCCCCTGCCCAGATTGTCCGGGCAGGGGTTTTGTTTAAACAGTGCCTTCAGTCAAGGCACCATTGCCTGTGAACGTGATTGACGCTTCAACCATGTTATCAAACGCTGCGCTGATAGACCGAGTGTCAACGGTCGCAGTGCCGGATAGCTTGTGCGCTCCAGCCCCAGCGCCTTCCATTTGGAAAGAGATGACAAGGCTCGCGCCAACGGTCAGCGCCTGCTGAGCCGTGTCGCCGTCATCGAAGTAGACATCAGCAGAGCCAGACCAAGATTTTAGTCCGCCTTTGTGCGTCTGATAGCTATCACCAATCACGCTGTCATCAATGGTCTCAACGGTTTCTTCAACCGAGTAGCTGCGAAGCTCTCCGATTGCATCGCTTCCGGCCAGGACAGTCCCGCCGTTGCCAACAAAAGTAGCCATTAGTTTTTGCCTCCTTTGGCAGTTGTACCAGCTTTGGCTGGTTCAGGTTTCGGCGGGGTTTGTGTCCAGCCTCGGCTTTCATAAAGATCAATCTGATCTTCAGAAATTTCTACTGGCAAACCGCCCTTAGGCGGATATACCGAAAGTCTTTTTGTCATGTCACCAACCTCATTGTGCGGTTTCCAAATCGTTCTCAAGCGCTGCGTATTCGATAACATATAGCAGACGCACCATGCCAGCCGGTCGCTCGCCTTCGTCGCTATAATCCGCATCGACCGATTGCAGCACAATCGTCTTTGCTAAGCTGTTCAACGTAACGTCTCCAGCCATCGCCTCCTCAACCTCAAGCGCTATTTGGTCAAGTGTATCGTCCAGGTTAGATGTCGCCACCGCATAGCCATCGATGACCAATTGTAGTTCACGCATCTGAAGCCTGGGCGCTGCAATCGTTGCCGGCGTCACAGTTTCCTCGCGCGTGTAAATGCAAAGGCCAGGAATGTTGCCAGAGGCCATCGGATAGACCCGGCTGGCAAACACGTTTGATCCTGTCGTTGTCAGCCCGGTCAGGTCGGCGATAGCCCTGTTGCGAAGCTGCGTTCTCAGATGTGCCATCAGTCGCGCTCCAGCACTAGGGTCGTCACGCCTGTCCCGTCAGGCTGTATAACCCGAACGGTGTAGTTGATAGAACTTACCACCAACGCATCACCCGGCGCAGCAGCCCCAGGGATGTCCGTAGATCGACACACAAAGCGCGGCTCGGCGGATACGATGCCAACGCCGGACTGTGGATCAACCTCCAGAAACTCATTGTCATAAATGCCTCTGATCGTGCTGGCTGCGCCGCCGTTGAGCGTATAGGTGCCGTTGACTCCGAAGTCATCAACGGAGAAAAACACGGCCAGATCGTCGGCGGTTTCAACAGCCATAATCAGCCTTCCGGCGTCTCAAGTTTCTTGGCAGAAAACGCGCGATTTTTCAGCGGTGCCTTCTTAATCTTCACGGCCTCAGCCTCGCCGCGCGCAATCATCTTTTCAGCCATGCGGTCGTCAATCTCAACAGTTTCGCCCGGCCAGAAATTGCGGCCTTGAACGCCCACATAACATTTTTCTTTAATTGTGATTTTCATTCTGAACCCCTTGACGGTTAGGGCGGCAGCCGTAGCCACCGCCCCGCCCAGTCAGCTAGATCAAGCCGTTGAAACTTCGTCAGCTTTACAGAAGCTGGCGGTGTTCCGAACGCCGACATCCACTTCCTGCATGATGCTGATGACAACATCACCGGACTTGGAGTTCGTGTACGGGTCAACGATGATGCTCGGAGCGCCGAACAGGCCAACCATCAATTGGCTGAAGTCACCAAAGAAAATGGCCGACGCATCGGAGCCGCCGTCACCTGGGTCAAGATCAGATGGTACGTTCGACGTAAACGCCGCGCGATGGCCATAGATGTTGTCCCAAGGATCATTGAGCAGCATGATCGAGTCAGTGGAAGCGACCTTGACCGTGTTGGCCATTTTGGCTTTCACTTTCGGATTGGTCAGCCAGCCCTGCGCCGCTTGGTTCACGATCCCGTTGGCATCCTCGACCGTTTTGACGATGTCGGTGATGTCAGCCCAAGTCAGAGCAGCAACATCAGTGCCAGCGGAAATGTCAACATTGCCGATCGAGGCATTGAGCAGACCCGTTGGCTGCCCGGACGAGCCGGAACCCTGGATCGCGTAATACTCAATCTTATCAGCAATCGACCGGAGCAGATCGTCTTGAA